ATCCGCCTTCTGCACATAGCCGGTGGTCTTCCAGCGCGCGAGCGCACGCTCATATGCCTCTGCCTCAGCGGCATTGCGCAGCTTGGTGAGGGCGGCGCTCTGCTCGGCGCGGGCGTTTTCGGCGTTCAGCTCATAATTCCGGTAGGCGAGCGTCGGCGTGCCGTCGAGAAAGCCGGTCAGACCGGCCATGGACAGGCTGTAATCGCGCTCGGCGTTATACTGGCTGAGCAGGGTCTGCGCCTGCGACAGGGCGGCGCTTTCCGCGGCGCTCTCATAGCCGCTCCGTGCGCTTGCTTCACTGGCTGCTGCGGCGGTCTCGGCGGCGGAACGGGCGGCAAGGCGGCTCTGAGAGAGCGAATTCAGATCACCGCGGTACTGGTTGTCGACCGCGATGCGGCTGCTTTCCGCCATGCCGCTTGTCGCGGCGCCGGTCTTTGCGCCCATGTTCAGACCGAGCAGCGCGAGCTTTTCCTCGTTGCGCAGCGCGGACTGACGGGCGCTGATGCCGGCCTGACGCACTGCAGAGGCGTAGTCGCTGTCGATGGAGGAGAGATTTGCATCGAGCTGCTGGCGGATGCGGGTCCGCGCGGCCTCGAAGCGCTCGAGACGTGCCTTTTCGGCCGCATCATACAGCGAGCTGACGCGCTCTGCGTTCTCCTGCGCCGCTTTGGAGGCCGAGGAGGCGGACGCGACATAGTACGGGCGGTAGCCCTTCGTCCAGGTCGAGACCGCGCTGTTGTCCGCGACCCTGCCGGTCAGACCCTCTGCGTCGATCTTGTTCTGTCGCTCGGCGAGCAGGCGGTCGCGTTCGGCCTTGCTCGTCGAGTTGGCGATGGCTTCGGAATAGTCGAAGTTATCGCGGTAATTTTTGGCCATAGTTTGCTCCTTTCCTTGAGGCAATATCGCAAAGCGCCGCAGCCTTCATTGTGCGGTGCCGCCTCAGATGCTCCCGTTTTCCGTCCACCGCAGCGTGAGCGCGAGCAGTCCGAACGGCTCGCCCGCGCGGTCGTTGCCGATGCGCAGGGTGAACAGTGGCCGGTGATGGCGTCGGCGTCGGCTGCGCCAGCTGACCGCGCCCGGCATGCAGCGGAAGGACAGCCGCGCGAAATCCCAGCCGCGAAAGGCGAAAAGGTCGAGATTCCGCGAAATGCGGAAGGTTTCGCCGTCCTCATCGGTAAAGCAGAGCGCTGCGCTCGAGCGCGTGTACGGCATGAGTGTCGGGATGATGTCGCGGATTGTCTTGTACCGCGTCCAGTCGGAGAGCGAGAGCGTCGGCGTGCACCAGTAGGCGTCGATCGCCTCGCCGTCATCCGTGTAGGCGTCTGCATCCCCGGGAAGCGAAAAGCGGCACAGCCTGCCGTCGTTCGTCCCGAACCACAGACGGCCGCCGAGCACCGCGAGGCACTGTGCCGGGACATTCGTCCAGAAGAACCACGCCGGATAGCCGTCCTCCTCGTTCAGATGGCCGTCCGCGATGTAGACGTTTCCGCCCAGCGCGAGGTAGTAGCGCCCCTCGAATACCACCGCACAGGCGTTTTCCATCGCCTTTTCCTGTACAAGGCGCGGGCGGACGGATTCCGAGATCGAACGGATGGTGTTCTGCTCCGCGACCGCCGTGCCGTAAACGCCCATCACGCCCTGCGCGGACAGGAACAGCGGCACATCGTTCAGCATGGCGAAGGTGCGCGGCGCGACAGCGCCCTCGCCGTGTGCGCCCTGCCGCAGGGTGAAGTAGGATGTGCCGTCCTCGGTCATGACGAAGGTGCGCGCAAAGCTCGTCGCCTCCTGTGCACCGCCGGTCTTGACGATGATCTGGCTTTCGTACTGCTTGAGGTAGCCCGCGATGGCGCTCGCCTCGGTGCCCATGCGCGCAAAGCCGGTATCGGGGAAATAGGTAGGATCGTATAGTCCGCTCTGCCAGTCGCAGTGCGGCTCGTCGGGATTGCCCGCAAGGAAAACGCGCGTGTCGTTCTTGCCGCCGTAAAGACCGGCGATGCGGCATCTGTTGATGGTGTCCGCCGCGCCCGGAACGGTCTTGCTGAAGGCAATGCTGACGTTGTCGCGTCCCTGTCCGTCAGCCGGGGCGGAGGCGAGCGCGACCGTACCGGCATCGTAATCGACAGATGCGATAGCCACCTCGGTGCCGTCGACCGCAGCGGTGAGCGGCACGCGGTCAAGCTCTCGCGCATCCAGATGAAATTCTGTGCTTTTTCCGTCTCCGACAAAGGTATTGATGCGCTTTCCGGTCAGCAGATTGACCGCCTCGAGACTCGCGCCGCCGCCCGCGGGAGGGGCGGAAACGGTGGTCGTCGGCACATAGGCGATGTTCTGCACGCGGACAGCCTCCCATGCGCCGTCCTCGCCGCGGCGGACTGCGCGAAAATGCGCCCCGTCGAGCAGATAAAGCACGCCGTTCATGGTAAACGCCTGCGAGAACGCGCCGTTCATGTCGCGGCAGAGCACGGTCTGCTGCCCGTTCTCCGCCCGAAAATACAGGTCTGCACCGGTGTGGATGAACGCGCCTGCACCATCGGGAGCGGAGAAAATACCGTAGACGGGCGCGTCATAGCGCTGCTGCACCTGCCAGCCGGTGCGCTTGACGAGAAAGTCGTTCCGGTCGCATACCAGATTTTGCAGGTCAGGGGAGCGCGTCAGCGAGACCTTGGTCGGATGGGAGCGGAAGTCCGCGCCGCCGAAGCGGCTGATGACAGTCTGGTGCTCGGTCTCGGTCGAGGGAAATCGGTATCCGCGCATCAGACCATCTCCTGTACGGCGGTGAACTGGGCCGGGCAGTGCAGCAGCAGACGCTCCGCGTATTCATCTGCCGCCCAGTTGAACTTCGCTTTGTCGTCATCTGCGCACAGCAGCGCCGCGAGACCGTAAGGCAGGCACTCGCGTGCGAGCCATTCGGGCGCCGGGAGCTCGTCCTCGAGCGCCTCCATGCGCGGCGGCACGGAAAATGCGGCTTCGCCCTGCTGAACGCGCTCTGCGTTGATCTCGCGCAGGCTGTTTGCGATCAGCTGATTTAACGCGCCGAGGGCGAACTGCGCGTAGTATTCGCTGCTGTCCGCGCCCGCGCCCATAATCGTCATTGCTGCACGGCAGCATTCGGTTCCGGTCATAGAAATTACCTCCTTCAAGGATTGGGGAAAGGGCGGAGAGCGGAAAAGCTCCGCTCTCCGGTTTCACAGCCGGCTCAGCCCTCCGCAACAGCGGACGGGTACTTGCCGCTCTCGGTCATGACCGCACGGATCTTGCAGCCGGTCTCGGCGGTCAGCGAAGTACCCGCAGCGTAGTCCTTCGCGGAATCGGAGTAACGCGGGTCCGAACCATCGAGCGTGTAGCGGATGCTGCCCGAGCCGGTGATCTTGCCGCCGGAAATGACCGGCTTCGCGGAAACCAGACCGGTCGCAACGAGCGCGTACACGCCGCCGCACTTCGCGCCGAGAACATAGGCATCATAGTAGTGGCGGCCCTCGATGAGTGCGCCGGATACGCCGACCGGGTCCTCATGCACCTTCGCGTCTGCAATCTTGTACGGCATGAGCACCGCGTCCTTGTGCGCGACGAGGAAGTAGACGCCCTCCGGCAGGTAGCTCTTCGGCACACGCACGACGTTCATGCCGAACACCTCGCCGCACACGCCCTTCGCGATGGACTGACGCGCGAGCACATCGACGCCGGAAAACTCGTCCGAGGTGCACACGAGCTTGTACATTTCGCTCGTCAGGTACAGATAGCGGTTGTCGTCCGGTACGAGCGCGTCATCGAGCGCCTGCGAAGCGTCCGCGATCTTGCTGATGATGTCCGCACGGGTCGGCTTTTCGCTCTCCGCGATCGTGCCTGCCATGGTCACGAAGCGCTTGAAGGCGTACTTGTCGGCGGAGGGGGTGGACTTCTCGCTCAGCTGGAGGCGCAGCATGTCGGCGGCGTTCTTGACGAGGTTCTGGTCGAGGTTGTTGCCCTTGTCGATGGTGAGGGTAAACGCCTTGTCCTGCGTCATGGTCAGCTCCTGCACGACGTCCTGCATCTCGGTGACGGCGCCGTAGCGGCCGAGGCCGCCGTCGCGGTCATAATCGACCTCCTCGACGGTGATCGGGGTGTAGACCTTGAGCGTCTTGACGCCGGTCAGGTCGAACGTCTCGGCGGTCTTGCCCTTGATGAAGGACGAACGGGTGAAAACCTCTGCGATCTGGTCGGAATACTTGCTTGCAAGATTGATTGCCATAGATAAAGTCTCCTTTTATAAATCGGTGGTGGATGTTCAGCGGCCTGTTATCTGCCGAGCAGGGCGAGCGTTACCGGGTCGATGCCGGCCGGTTCGCCGTCGGTCTGCGCGGTGCCGACCGCAGCGCGGCGGTTTTTACGGTTCATCTCGAGCGCCGCCAGCTCGTCGCGCAGCTCCGCGATTTCCCACTTACGGTAAGCGGACACGAGCGAGCCCTCCTGCTGCGCCCATTCCCAGACCTGCTGCGGAATGTCCTCGGGGCGCACATCCGGGTATTCCTCGACGAAGGCCGCATAGATCTGGCCGTTCGGCAGGGTATTCGCCGCGCGGTTGCGGCGCACATAGGCGTTGTGCTTGGAAAGACCCTGCGCCGCTGCCTCGATCAGCTCGTCGAGCGTCAGCTCATGGATCTCGCCGTCCGCCTCGACCGGATAGGTGGTCTCGGACGCCATTTCGGGCGCTTCCGCCGCCGCGAACGGGTCGAGCGGGCGGTTTTCCTCGGGATTACGGTTCATCGGGTTGTGCATTTTTCGCTTCCTCCTTCTGTGTCTGTCGCTGCACACGGAGTGCGTGCAGCAGGTCGTGTTTGCCGCGTACCTGATAATCGGGTACGTTCTCGAGATAAACGAGCGGGTCGGAGATGACACCGCTTTCGAGCAGATGGTCGCTGGTTGTGGTCTGCATGATCTCGGACCAGTAGCTTGCCGCGCCGACATCCACCTGAAGGCGCATATCCTGTCCGGCGAGGGTCGAGAAGTCAAAGCTCTGTCTGTCCGGCTCGCCGCCGTCCTCGTCGGGCAGCACGAGCGTGCGCACGCCGTAGTGCACGCCCATCATGTCGAGAAAAATGCGCGCCCAGTCCTCGGTGAAGCGGTAGAACTCCATTTTTGTCAGCTCGAGCGGCGCGGCGGTCGCACTCTGCACCGCGATGATCGCGGAGGTGTTGTCCGGGCGCACCGTGCCGAGCGAGGCCTCGCTCGCGCCCATCAGCTCCATCGTGTCGGTCATCATCTGCCGGAGCAGCTGCAATACCTGCGCGGAGATGTCGGGCGCGCGGAATGCCGCCGCGATGGCCTCATTCGGGTTGCCGCGCATGGCGATGGCCTTGCCGACGTCGTTCGACCAGCCGTTCGGGAAACGGGTCATATCGTAGACGATCTTCGGGAACGCCACCTGCTTGATGCACTGCACGTACATGGAATACAGCTTGTTGATGGCGATCTGGTTCGGAATGGCCTCGGTCAGAGGACTTTCGCCGTGGCACGAGCCGCGCACGCGGTTCCAGCACAGGTGCGTCACCGGATACAGACGATAGGGGAGCACCTTTTCACGCATCACGGTCGCGTTCCGCACGGTCTTGCAGAACGCGATGCCGCCCTCGACCCGGCGCATATGCAGCAGCACGGTCACGCGCTCCTCGCCGCCGTTCACGCGCCAGCGATGGTATTCGCCCGCATCATCGGCGCGGATGGCGCTGATCTCATCCTCGGAGATGCCGTTTTCTCTCGCCTCGCGCCGCACCTCATCCACATCGCGCCGCATGGCGATGATGATGTACGGCTGGCGCTGCACCTCGTCGCAGGCCGGGTTGCCGAAGCAGATGTTGGTCGAGTCGATGAGATCGACGGCAATATCGCCCTTGACGGCCTGTCCGGTCTCGAGCGCCGGGTCAAAATGAACGTAGAAGCAGGCGTCTCCGTCTACGCAGGCGTTCTTGAGCAGCGGCCGACCGAGCGCCTTGACGCCCGAGCGCTCGATGGCGGAGGCGAAGGCGCGCTCGAGCACATGGGCGATGCGGCGGCCCTCGCCGTTCATCTCGAACGGCGTAACGCGCACGGCCACATCATCCGACACAAGCATC